TGGTGGGTGGTATTGACGGCAGTACTGGACGCATTATCCCACCGGGACATGCGGACAGACACGGCACATTGGCCATTGGCCGGACGGCCTATCTGTATATCGACCCAGTATCGCATGTAACCTGCGGGCGTGGCAAAGGGATCATCATCCAGGCTCGCGTAATCCGCATTGAAAGAAGTATTGCCTATGGCGATCGAATCAAAGCACCGGCCATATCCCAGGCCGCAGGACATTGGGAAATAACAACTGGTCAAGCCGTCGTAAGCTGAATTGTTATTGTCGAGATTGATCATATTAAAATCAGCCGTGACCACAGTCCATGCCGGCATGTTGTCTCGCCCGGCAGCCCACCAAAACCGGTCCACAAGTATTCCCCAGGAAAAAGGATTGGAAGAATTGAAATAGGTACGCAACGCGGAAAACTCCATCTCGTGAAGCAGACGCACCTCCCTGTATCTGGCCGCCTCCGTGTCAGTGGATGGCGCTACCGGAATATTAATCCCCCCGTTGGCATTGATCGTGCCTCCAAAAGTAGCCGCCGTGGTGATGGACAGAGTAGAGGCGGCAACCCTGTTGCAATTAACGACATTGCCGGATATTTCCCCGGAGGAAGCAAGCGCAGAAACATGGACAACGGCACTGTTTGAGCTGGCGTAAATCGTTGCTCCTCCGTTACTCAATGTAATTTTTTGCCCAGCGGAAAGAGCAATCCCTCCGGCCAGCGTCATGTTGCCTTCAGCATCCACCTGCGGGATGGCGGCCAGGGCCTGCTGGGCCGCGGTGGCGGAACTGGCCGCGCTGGTGGCGGATGTCCCCGCATTGGTGGCCGCCGTCTGCGCCTGGTTGCGGGCCGTGGTGGCCGCCGTAGCCGCAGCCTGGGCGTCTGCGGAGGCTGTACGGACATCATTGCCCAGCCCCTGCATCTGGGCGGCGGTGGCAAGCTCCGTACCACCCACCATCACTCCGTCGTCGTAATCAACCGTGACGGACAGCACGGGGGCTATGGTGGCTTGCGTGATGACGGGCGGATAACTGACGGCGGAGGCGATGCCCCGGCCATCCTTGGCCGCCGTGATGACGGCATGGACGCCCAGCTCGTGAGTGGTCAGATGATCCGCGTCCGGGCCGGCACATATCTCCAGCATGATCTTGTCCCCCCGCCGCAGAGGGACGCCGGGTGTAAAATCCCAGGTCATGGGCTGGTTATTGGCAGGGAGAGCTACGGCGGGAGCTACCCCGGCCACGACATACTTGTCGCTCTCCAACCGCCAGATGCGCAGCCAGTGATGATCAAGCAATCCCGTGTCTGTGTAATAGGTCATGGTCACGCTGCGCAGGCGGCATTGATCGGTCAAGTGGCCGGCCAGCAGCTCGTCTCCCCACTCCATTGCGTAGCAGGCCATGACCGTGGGAGTCTCGGCCTCTCCGGTGGTAAGGGTGGACGATCCGGTAACGGGGTCCACGTGCATGCCGCGCTCTTGCAGAGCGCCGTCCAGTACATCCGGCAGCTGGGCGGCCAGGGATGCGGCCACCATCTCCTCCCAGTTGGCGACGACGTCCTCCGGAGGGACGACGTCTGCCGGCATGATATCCTGGCGCACTGCCACTCTGATCAGCGACGAGGTGCGCTGGGATCCGTCTCCGGCCATGAGGACCAGCTCTCCGACCAGGTCGATGCTCTCGGCACTCCCCATGGCCGCAACCAGCTGGGTCGTGTTGACCGACAGACTGCCGACATAGGCCGCACCCAGGGCGTCATCGACCGGCTCCAGATTGGTGGCGGCCAGTACCAGGGTGTCGTCGCCCAGGGCGGTCTTGACGGCCAGGGCCGGCCGTGTGCCGGAGGGAGTGACGGGCGTGCCATCGTCGAGCAGGGAGACGCGCAGAGGCAGCTTGTCCCCGCGCACCAGGGACAGGTCGGTGAGCGGCACGCCGGAGGGGAGCATGACGGCCATGGTGGCCAGGTCAATGAGGATATCCATATATCAGTGTGGAGGGTGGTGAGTTGAGAGTGGATCCTCCCGGCGATGACGCCGGGAGGAAGTGGCGCTTAAACGACCGAATAGTCAGCGTCGGGCGTGAGCTTGCAGAGCTGGTTGTGGACGACCGAGAGCTCGAATTCGGCCAGAGCCGGATCCGAGGCCGCCTTGGCCGGGTTGACCAGGCGCAGGCGTCCCTGCATGCAGGCGCTCATGATCTTGGCTCCGTCTCGATAGGCGTCGGTCCACTCGGTGTAGACGTAGACGTCGATCTGCGGAGAGCCGGAGTCAAAGACCACCTGCTCGGTGCCCCAGTCCTCGCGGAGTCCAAAGGACAATTGCAAGAATTCAGGGGTGATGTAATTGGACGAGAACAGGAATTTGCGCTTGGTGGTTAACAGCATCTCCTCGGTCTCGTAGGTGCCGCCCTTGTTGGTGCCCTCAATCTCGGATGTCTTGGGCTCAATCTGAGGGTTGCTGGTGCGGATCTTGCCCATGTAGAGCCAGGGACCGGGGGCCTCGTCGGTTGGAGGGACGGGCAGCCAGTCTGCAGACACGGTCTTGGCCTGGTCGCCAGTGCCGATGGCGGCTCCGAATTTGGCGATGTGCACCAGGGAGCCGATGATCAGGCCGGGGATGATAATTCTAGACATGTTAGTGATTAGTTAATAGTTAATGGTTAATAGTTGATGGTGTTGGCGGTTATACGCCGATGCGGACGGCCAGCTTGGCCTCCTCCAGGGCTTTGGCCTGAGCGGCCGTGACTCTGGTGACTGCTCCTGCTCGCCCATAAGCGCCGTTGATGAGCGTGCCCGTCCTGGTCACGCGGACTAACACCAGCGCCTCCTGCTGGGCGGGAGCCTGCGGAGTTGGGCTGGTCGTATCTGTGTTGTTGGTTGTGGTATTGGTCTTAGCCATGGTTGTATGTTGTGGGTAAGGATGATCAAAAATTGACGGGGGCGTACAGGATGACGGCGCGGCCCCGGTAGCCGGTGAGCTTGCTCTTGGTCATGTCGTAGTCCTCGACAGAGGCTACGGAGGGCATGTCGTAGCAGACGCGGTCGACAACCGGGTCCCACAGGCGCACGGCATGCAGCGCCTGCCCGACCATGCCGGACAGACAGCGCAGAGGCGGCATGCCTCCGGGCATCCCGGCTGTCCGGGCAAAGCAGCTCACGGCCAGCACGGCGTGCATGCGCACCATCGGCGCATCGACGCCCATCTCCAGGAGGGGCACGTAGCCGGCCGGCGTGACGGCCACGCTGCCGGGCTGGCCGATGGCCGAGCGGTTGATGGCATCCACCTGGTCCTGGTCGTCCCACACGGTGGGGCACACCATGGCGGCCAGGACCTCGTCCTGCTGCAGGTGGGCGATGAGATGCTCGGCGAGCTTGTAATCCTTGTCCATTGTGTGGAGATTAGAGAGTTAAGAGTTGAGTGTTGAGTTGTCGTCGGCCTGGGCCAGGAGGCGGTTGAGGACCAGGGTGGCGGCGTGCACGGCATACTCGCGCATCTGCTCGCGGGAGGGCATCACCTCCGGATGGGCCGGGATGGTAGCGGACTTGACCAGGGCACCAAGCGGTGTGACGTCCTGGTAGTGGCCGTCCTTATTGCGGCGCTTGCGCTGCTTGACGCGGGCCAGGATGGCGCTGCCGGTATCGACGTCGCCCAGCACCATGACCTCATCCTCCGGGATGTGGAGGCTGGCCAGGGAGCGCCGGCGCAAGGGGGAATCCCTGAACGGGATGAGCAGGCTCTTGATGCGGCGGCCGGTCACCTCCGACTTGCGGCCGGAGGGCTTGACGGTGCCGCCCAGCCACTGCAGGCGCACGCCGATGTGGGTGATATCAATGGTGGCCTTGTTGTCCCGGATGACGGGAGGATTGACCGATCGCTTGGCCGCGCCCCAGAATCCCTGGGACTGGGTGCGGTCGACCATGCCTTGGAAACTATCCCGCACCGCCTGGCGGGCGGCCCTGGCCACGTCGGCCACCATCTCCGTGCGGATGGCTGGAGCCAGGGGGAGCCGGTTGAGGCCTATCACATCGACGTGGAGCTTGATCATGAGTTGACATCGGTTAAGGGTTGAGGCATAAGAGGGACATGAGTGGGATGGACGGCAAGATCAGTAACCGCGACCTGCGCTGGTGGCTCAAGGAGCTGGCCAGACCGCGCGATGCTGCAGCCACCACTGCCCGGCCGGAGGCGTCCGACTGGGAAAGCCGGGCACGAGCCCAGGGCTGGCAGCCGGCCAGACCGTTTGTAGGCGGCCGCAATGGCAACGGCCGCCAGAACCGCCATCTCCGGCGTAAGGGTTGATCTGTTATTGCTGCTCGCTGACATAGACGTAGGTGGGTGTACCGTCCCTCCCCCGGACGATCTTGTTGACTCTGTGGCGCACGCCCTGCATGATCAGCACCTCGCTCTCATTGGTATGGGGATGCTGGTCGGTCTTGTTGACGAGCCGCCTCTGCTCCTGGAGAGTGCGGACGATGGTGTCGATGCGGTGGCCGGAGCGGTAGTCCTCGTTGACCAGGATGATCCTCTCGTTGCCCGGCTTGCCGCCGGCCGCAAACCGCTGCGCCGTCTCCTCCGTGCGCGACCAGCTGTCCACCATCTTGGTGGGTAATGCCTGGTAGCCGTCGCGCTTGATACGATCCAGGAATTGGTCGGCGTTGTTAGAGTCGATGGACATGCCCCGGTAGAGCGTGCCGCTCTCCCGGACGTCGGTGGGCCTGATGCGGTTGACGGCATCGTAGAGGGCGTCCCACTCCTCCTGGGTGGCGTAACCCTGGACGCCGCGCTGCGCCCGGTCAAATTTGCGCTGGTCCTCCACAAATTTGACGACGGCGCGGGCCTGGGTGTCCGGGATGACGGGAGGGCGCTGCCCGCAGATCACACGCCCGGCCTCGCTCCAGTGTACCGGGCGTGTGCCGTTGGGGTCGGTGTAGTAGACGCGGTCTCCCTCCACCTCCACACAATCCGCCAACGCTCTGGCAAATGCCTGCTGCAGGTCGCCGTCCATCCTGGCGACGGACGCCTCCAGGCTGGCGTTGAGCGACTCGTTATCCATCCCCTCAATCGTCGCCTCCGGGATAACCAGGCCGTGGCGCTGAGCCTCCTCGTAATCGACCGGATCCACTCCCATCCCACTATTATAGTCATAGGGCGGGTACGGCAGGTCAAACCGGCTGAGCTTGCGCCAGATGGGCGAGGTCAGTAGTGCAATGTGGGAGCCGTCGGTGGCCACGCCCTCGTAGTTGACGGCGGCGGCCGCCTCCCTCCAGCGGGCGGCCCAGTCCCTGGGCTGTCGGCTGTAGCGCTCGCGCACCAGGCGCTGGGCCGGGTAAGCAATCGACCCCATCATGGAGTCCCGGTAGGCCTTGCCCTGAACCATGGCTACGTTGGTATCCAGGATCAGGCGCTGGCGGGCATCAGAGTTGAGGTCCTGGATGGTGCCCTCCGTGCCCGGCTCCGGACGGTAGCCGGTGGCACGCAGCATCGCGCGGACCTCGCGCAGAGCGTCGGCCTCGGACAGATTGCCATCCACGATCCCCTGGGAGCGATCCCTAAATCCCTGCACGCGGGCATAACACCCCTCCCTGGCTGTCCAGTAGGAGCGCTCCCGGATGTCCGGATCCACGCCGTCCCAGTCTGCCGACGACATGCCGGCAGCAGGCACCGTGACCTTGGATTGCATCAACTCTGAGGGACTTGGCATGGATTTATAAATTACTAAATGTTTTTGTCTTTGATCTTTGCCCCGTCAGGGGCATCGTCTTTAGTATTTGTTCCCGCGCCCCCGTCCAGGGGACGGGAACAACCCCGGCGCTCCGGAGCCGTAGGCGGGACGCGGTCCCTGGACGTAGGGACGCTTGCCGGGAGGCACGGGCATGCGGCCGTCCGGAGCGATCACCCGGTGGGTGCCGGCCCGGACGGCCTCCAGCCGCTCGTGGGCGGCTGTGTTGGCCTTATCCCGGTCCTCGGAGACCGAGACCGCAAACCGCTTGAGCAGACGCCAGGCGATCATGTCCAGGGCCTCCGGCTTGAGCGTGCGCGGGATGGTGGTGTCGCTCTGCAGGTCCATCACATTGGCGGCGTTGCCCGCGATGGCCTCGCGCACGGCTGCCGTCACGTCCTGGATGATGCCGGGCACGACGGTGCCCTTCGTGTCGGCGGCCGTGATGGCCTCCAGCTCGGCGCGGTCGATGACCTCCGTGAGCATGTCCGCCGTCAATGTGATCCAGTGGAGCATATCAGTTAATAGTTAATAGTGATTAGTTAATAGTCTTATACTGTTACCTGTTAACTATTACCTGTTAACTCATCTCCCACCGGGGCGGGATCGTCGAGGTGCAGGATCATATCGACGAGCGTGTCACACATGCCGATGGCCTCGGCAGCCTTGCGCAGGTCGAGCATCTCGTAGGGCTTGGTCCGGGCCAGGATGCCGCTGATCACTCCCCCGGCGATGATGGCTGTGATCTCCTGTCTGGGAGTCAGGCCGTCCTGGATGGGACGCAAGGAGGCTGCGTATGGCTCCAGGGTCTTGGCGGAGCCATGCAGGGCATCATACTCGTGAGTGGTCATGTTGCGGCCGGGATCGTCCCCTGTCGCCGGGCAGTCACTGTCACCCTTGGCGGCGGGAGCGGAGGGCTCTACGGCAGGTTGACGGGCGGGACCGGCTGCAGGCTCCGGTGTGGATACCTCGGCAGCGGTATCCTCCACGGGCGGCGTGGTCTGGTCCTGGTCGGTATTGGTGGGGGTCATCTCCTGGGCGGGAGCCTGAGGAGCGGCGGCCTTGTTGGTCTTGGTTGATTGGACGATTGCCATAATAATATTTAGTCTTTGGTCGTTAGTATTTTGTCTTTGTTTTCCGCCGCCCGGAGGCGGCGGAAAAACCGCATCAGGCAATCTGCATGCGCATCATGGCCGACGGGGCGGCAAACACCACCTTGTGATGGCCGCGCACGCGCAGCCACTCCGTGGAGATGTCCTCGTCGCGGTAGGTCTCCACCGTGCTGTACATGTCATCTCCCGCGAGGTTAAGGGTCTTGAGCGCGGAGATGTCATCCAGGGACGGGTTGTCGTCAGCGTAAAACAGGTAGATGTTGTTGCCCACGACGTTGACGTTGTCCACCTCTGCTCCGCCCACTCCTCCCGGATTGTAGGAGGCGATGGTGCGCATGACCTTGACCGGCGGGATGTCGTCGCCCTGCAGGCCGATGAGCTCCAGGAGCGTCTCCGGCGTGAGGACCTTGCGGCCCATCTCACCCATCATGGACTGGACCTCCGTGTTGGCCTGGATGTCCGCCCAGATGTCGCGTGTGGTCAGGATGCGGTTGGGGTAGACGCCGTTGTTGACGGCGAATTTGTTGATGAGACTGGTCAGGATGCTGACCACGGGCTTGGAGCGGTCGCTCCACTTATTGGCCTCCGTGATGCCATCCACCGACGTGATGCCGGGGATGACGCTGTTGGCGTAGTCAAACACCTCCTTGTTGTGGGAGATGAGCATGTGCCGTGCCAGCGCGCGGGTCTTGGACTGGCGCAGGCTGTTGCGGTAGACCTCCTCGTCCACCGCTCCGAGCAGCTCGCGGTCGTCAATGCCGATCTTGAGGACGTGCTCCTCCAGCATCACCGGGACGTCCTCGCCACGGATGTCGATGGTACGGGGCGAGTCGTACATGGGGCGGCGGGTGTCGGATGTGGCAAACGCGTCCTGTCGCAGGTAGCGCTTGTAGGTGGTCAGCAGGCCGGGGGCCTTGACTCCCGGCGCGAGAAAGCGAGCCGGGTCGTGGGTCTGGGTGCCGTACCAGCCGACAATGTAGTTGGTCAGCGGCAGGTTGACGGCGTAGGTTGCGGATGTACTCATGCTATGTAATAATTAATAGGTAAGAGTTAATAGTTAGGCCTTGGCGGCAGTGGCGGCCGGACGGGCGACGAGGATGACCTCGTGGAGGCAGTCGCCCTGGCCGCTGGTATTGGGGGCCAGGGACCTGGCCACGACAACCTCGCCGGCTGCGCCGGTGGCCGCCTTGACGGTGGCATCGGCGCACAGCGCCAAGTCGGTGCCGGTCTCAATCGTGCCGGGCGTCTCGTTGAGGCGCGCCTGGACGATGCCCGGATGGGACTGGAGGATCAGGTCGCCGCCGTTGCCGTCGGCTCCGTCGCGTCCGTCAGGGTTGCTGACAACACCATCGGGGATGTCGGTGGCGGAGGTCACCAGGGACATGGTCTTGCCGTCTGCGGAGAGCTTGGCGAATTTGCCCTCGCTCTTGTCGGTGCCGGTGGTGCCGGCCGGCCAGTCGCGGCGCAGCACGGGAGTCTGCTTGATAATCATGTTATTTAATAGTTAATGGTTAAGAGTTAATAGTTATTGATGGATGGTAACGATACTGTTAACTATTACCTGTTAACTGTTACCTCGCCGCCGCCCGGCGAATTCCTCGGCCGCCCTGGACCAGGCGCGATCGTACTCGCCGGGGGTCAGGGCACGGCCGTGCTTGGTTACCTCGGCGTCCACCGCCTTGCGGCAATGGGCCACCAGATCGACGTCGCTCTGCGGGATCTGGACGGCCTTGCCCTCCGGCGTGCGGTGGGTGACTACTCCGGCGGGAGTGATCTTGCTGTCCATGCGCCGGCCGCCCTGGTTGTTGTGCAGCTGGCGCGTGAGGGGAGCCTTGCTGTGGGCCTGGGTGGCGGAGCCGGACTCGGCGGCCTGCTGCTTGAGCAAGTCAAAGTCCGTCTTGAGGTCGGTGACGGCCTTGAGGATGTCGTCGCCTGTTGCGGTCTCGGAGAGGTTGAGCACCTTGGCAATCTCGTTGCAGATGCCAAGCCAGCCCTCGTCCTCGGAGTTGCAGTTGGTTTCGTCGTTGTCGTCGTTGTTGGTGTTAGTCGTATCGGCCGCCTCTTCCTTCTTCTTTTCCTCCTCCGTGTTGGACGGAGGGGGATTGTCGGAGTTGGTGTTGGTATCGTTGACCTTGTTCTTGTCCTCATCTCCGGGGGCGGTGCCCTCGGAGTGCAGGACCCGTTGGTGTCGTTGTTGTGTACTCATGTTATTGTGGTGATGAGAGATGCTCATGCTGCGGCTGTGGACGACCACGTCGCCGGCAGCGGATTGGCGGATGATGCCCGGCTGGGCCTCGTGGTCCGGGTTGTTGGTGACGGCCAGGCCGGACAGGCGCGTCGGTCTGTAGCCGTCCTTGTATGCCTGTTGGTAGTCGGCCAGCTTGTACTCGGTGCTGTAGGCCCAGTACTTGCCCTGGTTAAGGTCGCGGTGGGCGTCGTCCACCCAGGCGATGTAGGCGGCCTGGTAGAGGCGGCCATCTACTTGCCCGTAGTCCAGAGCCTTGCACCAGCCCAGGGCCGGGTTGTCGCCGGTCGTGCGCAGGTAGAGGTGGTCGTTGTTGACCTGGATGCCGTTGCCGCCGTTGACGGCGGGGTCATAGGACTCGCAGATATCCTGCAGGGCTGCCTCGTCGATGACCTCGTCCACGTCCCAGCGCTTGTCCGGGGCGATGGAGGTGTCGGGCACCGGGATGGTGTAGGTGCCGGCCGGCTCAATCAGGTACCAGCCGGCCTGCGGGACCTGTCCGACGGGGTACGGAGCGCAGGAGGAGGGGTCAAATGGGGGGATGCCGCGGGCAATGTATCTGTCTCGGTAGCTGCTCATATATCGGATTTGGCTGAATTTGCGCCGTGCAGGGGTCGTGCAGGGGTGGATGTGGCAAGAGACGGGTCAATGGCCGCCGCGCGGCGTCTCCCCTCGTCACGGGCCACCTGGAGGCGTCGGGCAATCTGGAGTGCCGTGGAGACGATCTCCTCCTCTCCGGGCACCTGCAGCATCAGGGCCAGCTGGGCCTGCTCCTCCGGGGAGAGGGGCAGCAGCTCCAGCGTGACCCGCTCCAGGCGCTCGTCGATGTCCCGGAGACGGTGGGCGACCACCTCCTCCAGCCGGCGGCGGGCCGGCTCCCAGAGCGTGGTGCTGCGGTGCAGAGCCAGGGTGGTGAGGGCGTCGCGGCGGCGGGAGTTGAGCGTGTAGGGCGTCTCCTGGGGGGCGGGCTGCAGGGGCATCTTGACGACACCCTCCATGGTCTGCTGCTGGGGCACGTAGCCGGCGGCCTTGATGGCGTAGAGCTGGGAGGAGGATACCCCGGCAGTCACCTGCCAGCCGGTGCGCTCGCTGACCTCGGCGTCGTCGATGTCGTAGCCGGCGGCGCGCAGGGCGGCCGCGTTGGCAATCTCCTTGTCCGGCGTGGTCTTGTCCACGCACGAGAGCGTGAATTCCACCAGGTGCGGCTGGCCGGGGTGGTACTCGTCGAGCACCCGGTTGACCAGCTGGGCCGTCAGCACGGTGGCGATGGAGGACGATTCGCCCGCCGCCCAGTCGGCAAACCCGTCGGCCTGGGCTCCCCCCGCCAGCGTGCCGGAGCCCGACTCGGTCATCACGGTCAGCTTGCCGGCCGTGGTCAGCATGGCGATCTCCTCGGTGGCTACCTTGTAGCGGCGGTCAAACAGGTCGACGCTCGTCTGGGACACAGGGACGGACTTGATGTCGGCACCATGGTCGATGACGCCGGTGGCGGCGGACAGCATCCTGGCCGCCGCCTGAATGTATAGCTGGCGCAGGTCCTCCGAGCAATCCGCCGGGAGGACAAAAAACGCCGGAGGAGTGCCCAGATGCTCCAAGAAGACGTCCCACTGGGCAAGTGTGGTGCTGCGGTTGAGTACCAGCATCTGGGCTGGCATGTCGATGGGCCGGGGATGCAGGCGCAGGATGAGGTCGTCCAACGGGACGGGCAAAGTCTCACCCCGGTAACGGCCAAACTGGGCGTTGGGGTTGTAGCCCCATGCCCCACGGTAGCCGTCCCGGCACATCAGCCAGTTGTCGATAGGCAGCAGATGCAGCCCATCGCTGTCGGCGTAAGGTTGCAAGAATTTGTAGTGGCGGCGGGACGCCTGGGACAAGGCGGTGATGGCCTCGTCCATGTTGACGATGGCGTTGCAGAGGTCGGTAATGGTGCGCTGCTGAGCCTCAGCCAGCAGGCTGTCGCGGTCGTCCAGATCGGGCTTGACGGTGATGGACCAGTCGTACTTGTCCAGAGCGTCGTCCCTCTTGGTGAGGCAGGTCAGCAGCATCGGATCGTATTGCTCCATCTGCTCCCAGATCCACTGCTGCTCAGCATAGGCTCCCAGCTGGCACTCCTGCAGGCAGCGGCGCACCGTGTCCACGCTCAGGTAGTCCAGCGGGCAGACGCGCTCAATCTGGCGGCGGCGCTCCTTGTCCAGCTCGGACAAGGGCAAAAATCCAAACATGCCCGGCCTGCTGTCCTGGGAGGGATTGTCGGGAGTCGTGAGCGACCTCTGCACGCCCTCTGCATGGGGCTTGCGGTGGAGGATGTAGTTGTAGAGTCGTCTGATCATACTATGCTGCTGCCATTAAGCGGTTGAGGGAGGGACGGCCGCCAAAGAGAGAGCCGTGGGAGCGGCCGCCAAACAGGCCGGCACCCTTGATGATGCGGCTGCTGCCTGGAGCCGGGAGGTGGTGTTGCACGTGGCCGTCGGCGGCGCGCAGGGCCAGAGCCAGGGCCGTGCAGCGGTCGGAGTGGCCCTCTCTGGTGTGAGGGGCCTCGTAGGTGTAATCCGTGCCTCTAAAGATCTGCTGCATGGCGTGCAGGTCCTCGCGCACCTCCACGTCGATCGGGATGCGGACACGGCAGGGAGACTCAAAGGCCTGTCGTAAGCGTGGGAAAATCAATCTCTTAAAGGCCGTCGTAAACGTGCACAATTCGATTTTGCCAAACTCGTGGCCCTCCGGATGCCAGCGCCCAAACTCCTTGACCAGCACGTCGCCCATGCCAATCCCCACGCCCGTATAGTCGTAGCACACCCGGCGAGCGGCCTTGATGCGGTGCCTCAACACCTCCATCTGGTCGGGCACGGACATGTTGCGCAGCACCAGCACCTCGCGGGTGACCAGCACGTCTCCCACCCGCTCCAGCGTCCAGCAGACCGTCGGGTCGTTGGTGCGGCCAAAGTCGATGCCCAGGCGCAGGTCCAGCTTGTTGCCCAGGTAGATGGCCGGGTCGCAGGACACTGTGGCACTGGCCGACTCCGCCGTGGCGATCAGGTCGTAGGGCAGCAGCACGTTGGACGAGTCGAGAAATTCGCACATGTACTCCTGCGCCCAGCCAATGGGGTCGTCTAGGGATTCCCGCAGTTCATCAATGTCGATGGGCAGCCCATCCTCCACCGCCTTGGCAATCGTTACCACATGGCAGGACCAGTGCTGCTTGCGGCCCTCCCTGGGATGGATCAGGTTGTCGTTGATGATCTTGTACGTCCTGGCGCCACGCCCGGTCTTGCCGTTGGGGGTAGTAATGAGGCGGACCTTTTTTTCACCCCCGCGCAGGGGGTTGGTGATGGAGGGCAGGACAGCACGCCATGTCGCATCGGGGTCCTCGAAAAATGCAAACTCCGTTAATACTAAGTTAGCGCTAAATCCTCGCACGGTATCCGGACGGCCCGGCACGGCCAGGATCCGGGAACCATTGGCAAACGTGATGGAGCCGGACTTGAGCAGCGTGTTGGGGCCGTCCTGGCGCTCAATCTCCTCGGCGGCCAGGGCAATGGAAAAAGCCTCAGCCCACTCCTTGCACTTGGAGAGCGACTCCATGGCCTGGCGCTCGGAGGGAGCCGCAATCATCCAGGTGGTCTTGGCCCGGACCATCGCATCCCTCACCGCCTCCGCCGCGGTGGAAAAATCCTTGCCGCTCTGACGGCTCCAGATGCCGGCCTTAAAGCGGCTCTCGTCCGCCACCCACTGCGCCTGGTAGGGCAGCAGCAGCTCCAGCGGCGTTGTGATCAGAGAGGAGGACATTGGAGAGTTGAGTTGTTATTAACTATTAACTGTTACCTATTAACCGGATGCCTCAGCATCCAAAGATGCTGCGCAGCTTGCGGTCGCGCTCTTCCGGGGTGAGGGTGGACTGGGTGACCTGCTTGGCGGCGTCGGCCTGGGCGGCCTTGGCCTCCAGTATCTTGAGGCGGCGCTTGTCCTGGGCCAGTTGCTCGGCCTTGAGGATGAGCCCCACAAGGATGCTCAATGCCTTGGGGTCGCAGGACGGGGAGGCGGCCAGGTCCAGGGCGGCGGAGCGGATGGCTCGCATCGTTGCCTCGTCCACGCCGTCGACGGATATCTTGTTGAGCTCCTCGGCCGTCTTGTTCTGCCGGGCCAGGCGCGCCGGCAGGATTTGGGAGTGGTAGTAGCGGCGGATGGCCTCCTGGCTCAGCGTGATGCCGTCCTCGGCCAGGCGCTCCTGGACGTCCTTGTAGGAGGAGCCGCCAAACAACATGGCGTCCACGTCGTCCTTGATGACGGGCGGCAGCTGGGAGCCGATCACGCTGTCTGGTCTGGGCTTGCGGAGCATGGAGTTTAGTGGCGGTAGACGATGTAGACGATCCAGGCCATCAAGGCCAGGGAGGCAACGGTGACGATGGTATCGTGGATGGTCATATCTGTGATAACTGGACGCGGCCGGCGTCGGTGATGGCGTACTTGCGCTCCCCGGTGAGGATGCAGGTGGTGGAGGTGATCATCCGCAGGGCCTCCAGCTCCTGGATGGCCAGGTCGATATCTGCCGTGCCGGGGCTCGGAGACAGGGCCAGGGACACCTCGGCCCGGAGGGCGGACACCCTCTGGGGGTAGCCGGCGGGCAGACGGTCGAGCACCTGCAGGACGGTGATCTTGATATTGGCGCGTGTGGTCATAAGGATTTGCGGGTCTTGAGGATATCGATCATCAGCGTAAGGGTGCCGGCCATCTCGTTGAGCTTGACGGTGATGCCGTTGAGGCGCTTGTGCAGGTCGTCCGTGGTCTTGGCGTGGAGGGCCTTGAGCTCCGCGACCTCCTCGCGGGTGGCAAATTTGTCCTCCAGGTAGACGCGCTTGGTGTCACTGTCTGACTGTGAGGACAATCTGCCCTTAGCATACCAGCCGCCGGAGGCTCCCAAGACGGCCACGATGATGCCTCCGACAACCTCCGGAGATACGCCTGCGGCGGCGTCTGCTATGAGTTGGGTGATCATGATCAGAGCAGTTGGGCCAGCGTGGCGGACCCGGTGGTGTAAGCGTGATGGAGGGTGGCCGTGGACAGCTCGCCCAGCTGGACGTGTCCTGGATCGTAGGGGGTGCGCCAGGCTCCGCCCCATACCAGGCCCAGCTGGCGAGCCAGGACCGCCACGGGCTTGTAGATGGAGTTAGGCCCCTCGCTGGGTGCCCAGATGTCGACCCCGTCCCTAAACAGGCAGACGTCGGCCGCAACCCCAAAATTGTGCATGCTCTGGCCTCCCCTGGCGTTGGTGACCCTGGGACGCTTGGCGTAGAGCTTGTCCTGCTCGTCGTAGGTGCGCAGGCCGCAGATGAGACGCCAGTCTCCGAGGGCTCGCAGTGCCGTCATCATCTGGCGCACCTTGAGCGCGGCCAGGGGTTGGAGGGTGAGCAGGTTATCCTCCGTGCGCTTGTCCAGCCGTCCGTAGCGGGTTTGGAGCTGCTTGTGGCTCTCGCGCCATTGGGCGGCCGCCTCGCGGGTCAGCGGGCCGGTGAGGCCGTCCAGCTTGCCCCGGTACATCCCGGCAAATTTGAGGGCGCGCTGCCAGGCGAGCGTGTCTTGTTGTAACTCCGCGTAGATCATGATAGTTAAGAGTTAATAGGTAATAGTTAATAGTCCGCTTACTTGGAGGTGGCTTGGACTACAGGGGCTACAACTACCTCCGGGGCGGCCTGGGACCAGAGCAGCTTGTGCTCCGTGCGGTCCACGACCAGGGAGGAGCCGCCACGGATGACTACTACCTGGCCGTCGGTAAGAGCTACGCTGGTGGCTATCGGGTCCGCATCCGTGCTGCTGCAGGAGCCGCCAAGCAGGACCATCAGCGCGCCCAGGACGAGCATCAGGCGGCCGGATCCGGACAAGGGGGAGGAGGAGCCGGAGCTAGGGGACATGGACGACGGATCCTGATTGGGATCCTGACTCCGGTCCTCCACGGGGGATGTGGCGTCCGCCCCCGTGGCAACAGGGCGAGGGAGGACGCCGGCCGGATTGCCGGACTGGCCACTCTGGCCGTCCTCTCCGGTAAGCTGGTATTTGCCGCCGCTTATAAACTGCAGCAGGACGTTGACCGCGCCAAGAGCGGTCGTAAATTCGACGGGGTTGCTCGCCAGCCAGTCGCGCACCGAGGGCAGCAGCATGGACAGCAGAGCGGCTATGTTGGTCCACAGGATGTAGGACAGGTACCAGGGAGTCTTGGAGGCGGCGGTGTTCCCGGCCCCACCCGGGGCCGGGACATCGTCATGCGCACCAGCAGTATTATCAACAAGAGATGGATCGTTGCTCATGGGGACACTTTAGCCCACGTGATGCACTTTCTCTATTGCGCTTGTTGCTTACAATTTATTTGGCGCAAATTAGTTATAAAAATTAAAGGTCGTCTGCAGCAGGCGCGCCTGGTTGACCGCGCTGTGCTGGGTTGTCTCGCTCATGGCCTCCACCTGGAGACGGTAGAGCAGCATCTTGCGGCCCACCGGGTTGGGCCGCCATGCGATGAGCTGTCCCAGCCGCACCATGCGCCTTACTGTCTGAGTGGAGGTGCCCAGCAACTCCGCCGCCTCCGCTACCGTGCAGCGGGGACCGGCGGACCATTGTGCGATTGTCTTGTCGTCCATGCCTATGACCTTACCACATTTTGCCGCCGTCTCTAATCGGCGGCAAAAAAATCCCCCTGCAGGGTATCTGCAGGGGGCGTGCGGGAAGTCAGGCAGGCAGTACCAGACCGAGACGGTCGGTGGCGATGCGGTGGTAGTCGGACGACAGCTCAATGCCCACGGCCGTGTGGCCCTTGTTGCGGGCGGCCACCAGCGTGGTGCCGCTGCCGGCAAACGGGTCCAGGATGCGGGATCCCGCCGGCAGGATGGTCATGAGGTGCTCCATTACCGGGACCGGCTTGCCGGTCAGGTGCAGCTTGTCCCTGGCGCGGATCGGCTCGCGCACCACGCCCGGAGGGCATAGCCTCACGGACTTGTCAATCCCTCCCCGTGTGGCGGTCAGCACGTACTCGGCCTGGTTGCGATACGTCCCCAGCTGAGGGCGGCAGCACTCCGTCTTGTCCCAGGGGATGATCCCTCTCCAGGTCCAGCCGGCAATCTGCAAGGCGTCCGATGTGATAGGCAGTTGACGCCAATCGCTAAATACCATCAGCCAGCCGCCGGGACGAGTCAGACGCAGGGCCTGCTCCATCCAGCGCACGGACCACATCAGGTGGGTGCGCTGGTCACGGCAGTCATTGGCAAACGTCGGGTAATACTTGAGGGCTGTGGAGGACTGATACTTGACGCGTGGATCCTGCGCCCTGGCGGCGCTGGACGTCCCTCCGGTAGCGTAGGGAGGATCAGTAATCACGGCATCGTAGGAGCCGTCCGGCATGGTAGACATCAGGGACATGCAGTCCCCATGTAACATGGTATGTGTGTTGGTCATCGAGCCAGAGTATAGCTCGCGCAAGCTACGCCTCTAACGACGCAACAAATTTATTATAAATTTGTTATGATTGTTGGATGTATAAAATTTATGATCAGGATGTTGCGCTGTGTCATACGTTAATCAGGATTGAGGTCGACGTAAGACAACATAGACATGCCCCTCTCCTCCTCTGGTCCTGTCAGCATCATGTACAACCCCCACAAACGAGCAAACCTGCCAGCCATCTTGCATAAACTTATCAAGATAATCTATTTTGCCGTCAGAAAACAAGTAGAACCTCTTGCATTGATATTCATACTCTTGCTTATATGTTTTGTAGATTTCCTGCTTATTTAGCTCGTGGATGTACTGGATATCAGCCGAGAGGGTATGCAAATAATACGCAATTATTCCAGTCGTGATAACAAGCATAATCCCTACAACAATTACAACAAATCGGAAAATATTATTCATAACCATTTAATCTGTAATTATTTGAGTTAATGAAGAAACTGTCTCAGTTAAATTGCGTAGGCCTAGTTTGAATGATTCTAATTTTGCTTCGGCAATAGTTGCTCGTTGTTGCCACTTAGTAGCATTAGGAGGATTATCACCAGTTAATAACCACTCCATCGACACATCCAGAGCATTAGCAATCCTGTATAGTTCCCACGCTCCTGGTGTTTGCACATCTAATGACATGTAGCGAGATATTGTTACAGGCGAAATATTCACACGTTGCGCTAACTCTCTCTGTGTTATTCTTTTCTGCTTAATTGCATATTTTAGGCGCTTGGAAAATTGCCCTAGCTGTAAACTTTTTTCTTGCATATAAGTTAACACAGATGTTAATTCGTTCTTGTAACGAGTAACGCAGTCACGCGTTACAAAACAAACATCTAACATAATGATTTCAACAACACAAGAGCCGACCGCCATACAGCGTCTACTGGCAAAGGGATGGACTATCAGTGATGCTGCCTTATTTCTAGGTGTGTCTCGACAACATCTTTATATGGTGCTGACGGGGCGTCGTGCTTCTAAACGCCTAACAGCCAAAGTTGAGGCACTGCCTTATCGCAGATTAACAAGGATGAGGAGGAGCAAGTAACGATGCTGAGAACCTTCGCCAATATCGTTGCCGCCATAGCAGTCATGTTCCTGGCAATCCTGGGAATGGTCAAGGCAGGGGGGTGGTATCTGGATGCGGAGGAGCGCCAGGTGCGCGACGGCGTTAAGGACCCGCGCACTGCCATCCTGCCCGTGCTAGAGAGGTGACACCACGATGGATGATAAGCCGGTAGACATGGACGCGCCCATGACCGAGGAGGAGTGGGCTATCTGGGGAGCCATGTGGAGTGTGCCGGAGGTACGCCGCCATTACCAGGTACATCACGACGGACCTTTGACCCACCCTGAGTTGGCTCATTACATGGGGCCATCCGACAGGATGATCTGGTCCATCCAGGACACCGCTATCATTAAGCTCCGAGCCGCACTAGCACAATATCTTAACAACGATCAACTATGAGCAATTACTTATCCATACCCGCCGAGACACGTGTGGCGTTGGACGTCAGCGAGGCCAACCGCCTGCACCGCTACGCCCAGGCCCAGGCCGAGATGGCGGCATGTGCCGGACGCAATGCCGTGATGGCAGGCCTCAAGCTGGGCAAACTGCTGGTGGAGCTCAAGGCAGCAACGGATCGTGGTGAGTGGGGACAATTATTTAGGGCATCCCCAAATTCGACACATGTGTCGAATTTGAATTTTGATCAGCGTACAGCCAACCGCTACATGCGCTGTTACAAGGCGGCCAAGGCCCGCCTGTCAGCCACTGAGGCTACCCAGCTGGACACCACCCTGGATGACCGGACATCTCCTGCCGCACCTCCGGAGCTGGTGGCCAAGGCGACCGACGGGGCCGAGACGCCCCGCCAAATGATGCTTAACCTCGGTGTAATCGCCTCTCGCAAGCAGACCACCCACGACGTGCGCCACATCGGCTTTACCGGCTCCGGCAATCCACAAGGCCCCACCGCCCTCGCCCCCATGGACAAGCTGGCCAATGACCTGGCCGCCATCAACCCAGGCGACGAGGAGATGGAGCGCCGACGCCACCAGGCCGAGCAGGACGCGGCCATGCTGCTTAAGCAGCTGGGCACTTACGTCGACCGCGGCTACGTCAACCTACTGCGTGTCCAGGAGCGCGAGCTGTTTGCCGAGGCCCTGGCCACTTACTCCCGCAAGGTGTCCGACATCGACGATCAGCGTGTCAAGGGCACGATGGACGGCATAGTTAACGACACAATTACACTCTAATATGATGGGCAACCACATCATGGACAATCTGCCGCTGCTGGAGCGGGATAAGGCGCTCGCCCTCTATGCGGCCTGCAAGCGCATCAAGGAGGCCAGCGCCTGTCGCGGCCTCAAGATGAGGGCCATTGACGAGGCGGCGGCCTTGTGTGGCATCTCCGCCGTGTCCATGCGCCGCTGGTACGAGGCGTGGCGCGCCGCCGGCGAGGACCCGCTATCTCTGGTGGACCGCCGCTACCGCAAGCAGCAGGCCCGCAGCAGGACCACGCTGCCCAGATTTTTGGCCGACTGGCACGAGCGCTGTATCCAGTGCCAGCGCAAGGGGGGAGTGCCTACCGCCCACCTCCAGCTCCTCCAGGATTGGAGCCAGCGGCGCAAGACCATCCCCGGTTATGAGGACTGGCCGGGCTGGCCGCGCATCCCGGAGGGCTGGAGCCTGCGCAACCTGCAGCGGCTCGCCCCCCAGTCCCTGGAGACGGTGGCCCTCAAGCAGGGCATCCGTGCCGCCGCACCCCAGCTGGCCCAGGTGCTGGCCACCCGCGAGGGACTCTGGCTGGGCAGTCATTTCATGTTTGACGACGTGTGGCTCGACCTGTTGGTGTTGGCCGGTCGCGACAAGGGGCAACCCCTGCAGCTTGGCGTGCTGGAGTACCTTACGGGCAAGCGCGTGGCGTGGGGCCAAAAAATCCGCCGCCGCGACGAGGAGACGGGCAAGATGATCCACCTCAACCAGCGCGACATGCGCTGCATCCTGGCCCTGTGGGGTGCCACTGTCGGGTACTCCCCACGAGGCACCACCCTCGTGGTGGAAAACGGGACGGCGGCCATCAGCAAGGAGCTGGAGGAGCTGCTCTACCACGCCAGCGGCGGTCTGATCAAGGTGGACCGCTCCGGCATCGGAGGTGTGCGCCAGACCCTCAAGCAGGGCCACGGCGGCCGGGGCGTGGGCAACCCGCGCCACAAGGCCCCCCTGGAGTCCTATCACAACCTGCAGCACAACCGAGTCAGCCACCTGCCGGGTGCAACCGGACATGATCGCACGCCCCCGGAAACCCTCCACGGTCTGGCGCGGGCGGAGGATCAGCTCATCAAGGCGGCAGACAAGCTACCTGCGGAGCGTGCCGGCCAGATCAAGCACTACATGCTGACCATGGACGAGCTGAGCCACGAGCTGACCAAGATCGTCCGCGATATCAATGCCAGGACCACTCACAAGCTGGAGGGCTGGGAGCGCTGCGGGTACACCGTCGAGGAGATGAGGCTTTCCGCTTCCTCCCCCTGGACTCCGTCCGGGGAGGTTGATCCCGCCATCGCCCAGACGATCGTCCGCAATGCCTGCGAGACCGGGGCCGACCTGGTGCGCCGCCGCCGCATGAGTCCCGCCGAGGCCTGGGACTACGAGGAGGCCAAGGGTAATAATCTCATCAAACTGCCCGCTTGGTGCATCTGCCAGATCCTGGGCATGGAGATGGCCCGGCCCATCAAGGTGGCCAGCGCTTACATCCGCATGCGCAACAAGGATATCCGGGACGAGGAGCTGATCTACGAGGCCCGCGTGGTTACTCCCGACGGAGCGCGCCGGGAGCTGGCCCCCGGCAAGTACCAGGGCTACGTCAATCCCTACGATGCCAATCAGCTCTTTGTGTGCGGTCAGGACGGCCGCATCATCGGCACTGCAGCCCTCGTGCGGAGGGTCTGCACGGCCGACACGCACGCCGTGGAGCAGGCCATGGGCAAGGCGGCCGGACGCCGGGAGCAGCAGCTGGAGTATGCCCGCATTATAGGAGCCTCCACGGAGGCGGATATTGTCCGCGCCCGTGAGCACAACCGCAGGGTAATAGAGGGAGAGCCGGTGACGATATCCGAGTACGCCCAGGCCTACAGCCTCACCCCCACGCCTGCCGATAAGCGGGCCGTGGCCAGGGCTGCCACGGCGGCGGCCGAGTCCATGCCGGACATCAGCCTCATCCCCGCCAACGGCAGCAATGACGACGAGCTGCCCCACGACCTGCCCGATGTAAGATTTTTGTAAACACAACAACCCCAATATAATAGATGGACGACATTACCAAAATCAATAATGACGCTGACCTGAGCAGGTATCTGGACCGCATCCCAGAAACGCCCTACAAGCAGGGCCACAAGAAGATGCTTACGGACCTGATCAACTACGCCGTCGAGCATCAGTGGACTCTGCGCACGCTGTCCGACAAGCTCCCCGTGAGTACGACGGTGATGCACCGCCTGCTGATTGGTAACTACCAATCTCCGGCCGGTCCACATCTGGCCAGGCTTGATGACCTGTGCGGCGTGCTGCTCTTGCGACAGCAATCAACCTCGGATGGTCCGTTTATCGAGACGGCTCTCTCCAGGTACGTGATGCAGATTGCCGAGCTGACCCACGTCAACCAATACGCCTCCATGCTGGTGGGCAAGACGCAGTGGGGCAAGACCTGGGCGCTCAAGGAGTACCGCCGACGTCACCCCGGCACGGTCATCCTGGTGCGCTGCCCGGTAGTCACCAGTCCGGGACGGCTGCTCTACCGCATTGCCGCTCAATTAGGCTTGTCGGTCAAAGGCAATACGGAATTTCAAATTTCCAAGATCGTCAACCGATTGACTCCGGAGCACCTGCTCATCGTCGACGAGATACACCACGCGCTGGACAGCGACAAGACCGGCCGCAAGGGCATTGAGCAGCTGCGCGAGCTGTACGACGAGACCCAGTGCGGCATGCTCCTGGTGGGCACGCCCGTCCTGGCCGAGTACGTAGAGCATAACGACAAGTGGCAAGGCATCCTGGAGCAGACCTCCAAGCGAGGAGCCTCCAATATCTACCGCCTCCCGGATCACATCGAGACCCGTGACCTGGAGACCCTCTGGACTTATTACGGCTATCCGACTCCCAGTCGTGCCATGCTGGCCGCTCTCAAGCAGCAGGCCAATATATATGGATTTGGCAAGACCACCAAGCGCTTGCGCAAGGGACTGGAGGCCGCCAACAATGCCGGGGTGGACCTTACCTGGGATTACTACCTGGCAGCCGTGCGCAAGCTGGACGAGATGCAGGCCGGCAAGATGCCGGCCCATGTGTAACACCTTAATATTAATTATTATCATCATGCAACAAGACACCAACAACAAGACAATCGTGGGCGCCATCACAATCCCACAAGAGACCCTCGCCGCCATAAGATTTGGCGGCGGCATACCGCAACTGGCCGCCCATGTCAGTACGGCGCTGTCAACATGGGGAGCCATTGGCACGACCGATCCGGTCGACCTGGGCGATATCCATCAGGCCCTCACCGATGCCGCCGAGCTGCTGCCTCAGCTCCTGCAGGACGTTGTCCTGCTGCGCGAGGCCATGCTCGCCCAGGACAACGTTTAACCACCCCCCTCCCAACATGAGCAAGAAGACCATCAAGTACAGCATCGTGGTCATGGGAGGCTCCCGATATGTGGTCCTCCGCCTGGCCGCCCTTAATGCCATCGTCGACACTCACCACTACCTGGCGACGTCACTCATCCCCAAGCTGAGCGACGAGCAATGGTCCAGTTATCGGTCATCACTCTATGTAACGCAACAGATCCACGTTGACCGGATCAACCACCTCAATGTGGCCATCCTGAGCAAGACGGACTACGACTCGCTCAATCTGGCCATCGCCCATTTGGATGCCCTCATGATGACCAAGGTCGTCGATAACATCACCGTCGGCCCGTCCGAGGACGAGCCATCCGCCATCAATCATTAACCACTAATCCACCACTATCATGTACAGCACCAACATTAACCATCAGCAGGACGGGCGGCAGCAAGCGCCCGACATCAAGCCGGCTCCCAAGGGGAGCAAGTATGTATTGCACATCGAGGACGTACTTACGGACAAGGGCAAGACCGGACTGGCCATCTGGAGTGAGACTCTCCAGGAGGCCGATCACGAGACACCGGCCTCCCGTGTCGCCACGCTGCTCAAGGAGATCATCACCCGCAACACCGACGCCATCGGCAAGGTGATGATTGACGCGATCAACCGTAACCGGGAGGGCGAGCAATGATGGAGTACACCTATGCTTATTGCTGGCTAAGCGGCATAATTGAATTTGGGCGGCAAGTACCGGACGGAGCGTTGGCTATTGCCCGTGCGCCCAAGGGTAGCCGTAAGCTCAGGACTGCCGTCAGCACATGGGCTACTCATGATCATGAGACCAACACCCTGCTGGTGCCCGGTATGCCTGCCGCCCTTAATCCCTATCATGCGATACAGGCATTTAGGCGGTTTGCCGATCTTGTGGATGCGGATTTACCAAGGGAGGAGGGCCAGCCGTCATGACTGATCCCATCTACTGCTATTACCACCGGCACGCCCGCCTGGAGATCACCCAGCGGTACGGGCAGACCTATGCGGTCTGCCCGGAGTGCCGGCAAGCCCTGGCCAAGGCCCTCGGTCCGGAGACATACCGCGCCAATTGCGGCGATTATCACGCCTCAGACGATATAATCCACAGACTGACCAACAAGGTCCCTCGGACACGCCGTCCCTCCCATCTACATGTACATTGACCAGCCATGACCTACGATCCAGAGACCCTATGCACGCTGATCAGCATGCAGCTGTCCAGATTTGCCGGAGCCGGCAACTACTGGACTATCTACGACCCACACTGGCCGGGCATGATAGCCATCCGGCTGGAGCAGCTGGGAGAGCGCTATGTCCCGGTGGACGGCGCTAAATTCTACACATGGCTACAGACGCCCGACCTCACTTGGCAGGATGTCGTATCTATGGTAGCCCGCAAGCGCAAGCAACTCAATAAGACTCACAACCACAAATAATTAATATAATATGGCCTACATTAATAGGCGCGAGATCCGCGCTAAGGAGTTACTGACCGAGACCGCAACCATTTACAACAGGGTGGGATCTACGGATTTAGCTCGTCTTGATCCATCAAACATCGTTACTGATAACGAGTTATCCATTATGGATTTAGTTACCACTTATGATGATCTTATAGATGATCTTGATGATATAAGGTTCAGGCTCAATGAGATGTTTGATTTACTACAGGATTAACCCCACACACCGATAGAGATGAGCAAGACGCGCACAACAACCAAGGCAACCGACCAACAGGTCATCAAGGATCGGGCCGAATTCTGCCAGACCCTGGACGACATCGCCCGCAAGGGCGTCGAGCTGGATACCTTGCAGGCAGCCAAGGAGGCTGCCATGCAAAAAGTCCTCACGGATCATGATCCCAGGATCAGTGAGCTGACCAAGGATATTGACCGCCTCACCAAGATGGCTGAGCAATGGGCTGCTCCTCGCCGTGAGGAGTTGTTTGCCAAGGGACGCAAGTCCGGCACCACCGCCCTGACCACTTACGGCTACCGCCTGGGCCAGCCCAGCCTCAAGCCCGCCAATGGCTGGACATGGGCTAAGGTAGTGCAGCTGCTTAAGACCACTCGCCGTAAGGTGTACCTGGTCACCAAGGTGACCCCGGATAAGGAGGCAATCCGCCAGCATGTCAAGCCCCACAAGCTTGCCAAGCTGGGGCTTAAGATTGAGCAGGTAGAGACGTTTTACGTAGAGAGGAGCACCCAGCGCGATGACTGAGATGGAGGTAGTCTACATTGATAACCATGTCGTCCTGACTATCACGACAGGATCGGTGCGCGGAGCAAGCACTGCAACACTGATCCATCTGACTCCCGCACAGCGCCAGCAGCTGATCAAGGCCCTGCAACACCCCAAGCCCTATCAGCCCAAGGACAACAACAATCCATCCATCGTCATATGAGCAAGCCACTTACCAAGCGACAGATCACCGTACTCTCCATTATGGCCGGCAAGGCCTACAAGCGCATCCAGTCCCAGGGCTGCCCCCTACCGTCTCTGACGGATTGGCGGCATGACGAGATTTGGGCTGCCACAGGTGTCACCGAGTCACTGACCAAGGCCACCCAAGAGCACTACGTGCCTATATATAATAGGCTGGCCTCCTACCTGGGCGAGGCTCCCCTCAAGAACCGGACTTGGACGGAGATGGACAAGGCTATTCACAACCTGCGTGATGCCATGCAGCGCTATGAGACAGCGCTGGACTATCTGGCGGCTATTGTGCGCGACCAACTGCATCTATCCTGCACAGGTCGGACTGTGTACAATACCCTGCGAGATCATGCTGCCGTGGAGCATGTCCAGTACCTGATGTACACCATCATCAACCGTGGACGCTCGGATGCCCGCAAGATGGCCTCAGAGACCGGTCAAGAGACCTACGAGCCGCACGCGGATCCTCGCACGATGCCGCCCGGCAAGCTGGCTGATCATGTCGGGGCTGTCCCTCTTGAGCGCCACCGCTCAGCTCTGGAGGCTAACTGGGATATGACCGCCCGCAAGTACAACCAGGGGAGGTGCAGTCATGAGTAA